TTTGACTGCAAAGAGTGATTTTAAAAGTGGGCCATAAGGGCCTGCTATTATAGGTAATAAAGTATCAAATTTATCTTTATAAACAGGTGCGTCTAGTTGAATTAAACTGTAAACCAAACTGTTATCGTAAGAGTTGTAGGGGTCGCCATTTCTTAAACCTTCTAAGTATTCACTGTTAAGCATTTCAATGCTATAATTTATTGGCAACACGGCAATATTACCTAAGTTTTGTCTAAACGTAAGCGTCATAAGACTACCTAATAATTGTCTTTCCAGTTGAGATCCATAATCTACATCTTCTTCTGGAACATCCTCCTCTTGAAAGTCATCAAGTAGTTGATCAAACCAATTTGAAAACAAACTGTATAAAACAACGTAAGATGACATTCTGCCAAGAACACCAGAAAGCATGAGGAAAGCTTCTCTTTTTGATATTTCTCCTTTATTGAGAAGAGCACCCACAGCGGCTCTAGCTGTAGCATATTCGTTAAGTGTAAACCTAGCCATAAAACTATTTATGGTTCTATAATAATTTTTAACACCTTCTTTTACACCTCCTGTCGATCTACGCACATTAGCTATCGTTTCATTAAAAGGATTTGCAGATGTAATTAATTTTGCGCTCATCATGTCAGCAGCTAGAGTTGACATCTCTATTGCTTTTTTATATTTATCATCCACCAAAAACTTAGAGGAACCATCAGCAATTTTTTTGAACTCATCTACCGAAAGTTCTACGTCTTCGTTGTTAAATTCTTTAACATATTTTTTAAACTCATTAGCAAACTTAGCTAGCCACATAGGCCTAGATATTGCCCTGTCAGCACCACCCATTAAAAAATCTGACGCTTTTGCTATATTTTTGTAAGCAAACTTAGGCATAGATGTTATATAGCCTATTTTCTTACTCAATGAGCTTTTTAGTTTTCTTTTTTTAGGAGTGGTTAGAACAGTATCTCCAGCTGCATATTTGGTATCTGCCTTGGTAAGACCTGCGAGTTTGTTAGTTTCAGCTGAGTTAAGGTTTTGTAATATATTAGTATATATTTCATTTGCTTTATCTCCTGGGGTCATGGACAATGGCATATACTTAGTGTAAGCATCTTTAACAACTTCTGCTGGTTGAGCTATAAGCATAGCAGAGTTACCAAGAAGTTCAGCACCAAACCGTGGGACTGATGATAATAAAACTCTATATCCCATATTTCTAAACTCCTCCATTATAGAAAACTCAGCGTTGACATCGATAGCTGTTCTGATATAAGTCGCTTCAAGAAACTCTCTAATTACGTTATATAAAGCTTTGGCTGCTGCATTTTGTTGTTTGCTTCCTTTCTTAAATTTATTGTTAAGGTTTTTTGTTATTCTTTGTACTTTATCAGCAGTGGGGCTCATGTAATACCCTATCATAGTTTCTTGCGCACCTTTTAATAGAGACTCAAATGGATCAAAACTTATAGGCTTGACACCCTTTGTTCGTTCTATACCAGTTGCAGGGAGAGTAGGGTCTAAAAAACTCTCAGCTTTTTTATTCAATAAATCTACATCTTGCTTCTGGTCGTCAAGTAAAACCACTCTGTGTGAGTAATCATTTATTATAGGTGCAGCTTTTCCTCTTCTTTGAAATACGACTTTTATTTTTTCACCTAACTTTATATTTTCTTTATCTAAAAAAGATAAAACTTCTTTCTGCGCAGGAGATAAAGCGTCAAATATATCTTGAGAATTTATATCTCCATCTTTTTCAAATCTATTTTTTAACTCCGTTAATGTCTTTCGAACAGTTTCTCTTCCTTGTAATCTAGCTTGGTTTATACTAGTATCAAGTAAATCTATTAGCTTGGGGGATGTTTCACTCCCTGGATTGTTTTCATTTTCACGAGCCAACTGAAACATACGAATCATATAACCCTCTTTGATATTTAAGTTATGATCTTTAGATAGTTTCTTTATTTGAGATGAAACCCTTTTACCTAATCTATAAAAATTAGATTGGAAAGTGCTAAAAGAATTTACTAGAGGGCGAAATAAAGTCCTATAAAATTTTGTTGAGTTTGGATTATCTAAAATATCATCAAAAAACATAGATGGTGTGTTTCTTAATTGCTGCTCAATAATATTTCTTTTATCTACACCTAAAGCTTTTTTAATTCTAGCTATAAATCTACCCATACTTAGTCTAAAAAATTTAGGTTTGATTTTTGTAATAAGCTTTTCGAGTTCTTTAGTATCTTTTTTCTCTTCTTCTTGAGCCCTTTTTTCTGCAGCTATTTCTTTTGGGGTTTTGGTTCTTTCTTCTACATCAGGCTTTTCTGGAGGTGTTTTTTCCTCAACTCTTGATTCAACATCTTTTCTTCTACTTTCCTCCTCTTGTAATCTTTCAGCTTCAAAGATTGCTGTTTCAGCACGCTGCTGAGCAGCACCTTCTTTAGTAGCTAAAACCTTTCTTATGTTTGCGGTTGTAGCCTTTAAACCCGTTAGCTCTTCGAATTTTGCTTCAGCCTCACTCAAATCGATCGAAGGTTCGTTAGCGTTAGTAAACTCCTGTCGTGATTTGAAAGCCTCCATATAAGATTTTCTACTTGGATGTCTCTCAATTAAAGCTATTAATTCCTCATAAGTGGCAGAGGAATCCTGTTCGTTTATTGCATTTTCAACAATATCGGAATCTTCTATATCTAAACCGGATTTCGGGTCGTCTAATTGATATTTTTTTTGTAGTCTAGTCGTGGGTCTTTTGGTTTTATCAACCCATGTTCTTTTCCATTGAGGACTTTTTTCATTAAAAACATCTTCCCCTAGTAGTTTCTTTAAACTAAATTCCGAAAATTTTAAACCGAACAGTGCCCCTACACCTGACTCCATATCTTCTTTTAGAATTTGATCAATACCTACATTTTCAGAACGCCCTATACTTTTAATGTTATCAATTAGCTCTGCAATCTCTCTGGGGTTTGTAGATTCATCAATAACATACTTATTTGTAGTTAACTCAGTAAGACCGCTAGTTGGTGGAGCTTTAGTTCCTTTATCTACATCTATAAGGGCATCATCAATAAGTTTAGCCTCTACTTTAGCTCGAACGCTTTTTGATACAGGCTTACCCTCTGGGTTTAATATTTCTTTTACTACCCCTTCTTCTATAACAACTCTATTTCTACCTACTTGTAAAGGTTGAGGAGAGGTAGCTTTAGCGTCATCTTGGATGGTTGTTGTTTCAACTGCTGGTTTTTTTAGAAATGTGCGTAAAGTTGATTTAGCATCTTCAACTTCTCGTGCCGCCAGATCCAATACAAAAGTGCTAGGATTTGGTGCTTCATCACTTATTTGCGCTTCTAAATTTCTTAAAGCTTTTTGTTTTCTTTTTAAATTTTCTAATGCTTGTTCTTTGGTACGGATTTCTTTTGGAGTAGATTTATCCAACATATCTACAAACTGTTGCTGATTGGGCGTTACCTCGCTCTCCGAAACTTCAATCTCATCCTGAACCTCTTCTCCTGGGGTGGTTTGTCCTTCTTGGGCCTCACCCTCTCGGGTAGGTTCGCCCCTGGTGGGGTCTCCCTCTCGAACTGTTGTGCTAGTCGGGGGTTGTTTCTGTAGAGGTATCTCCTCTGGGCTTGACTTCGAAATGGCATCTTTATCTGTATATTTATTAGTTATCTCATCTATTCTTTTATCTATTATTTTTAATTCGTTTTTAGCTGCTTTAGTTGGATTATTATTTAAGACCTGTCTTCTCTTTTCTAGAGGAATAAGAAGCGCTAAATCTTCTTTACTAAGGTTTTTAATAGCCTGTTTCAAATCTCTTGTAATCAGAGCATCTTGTTCAACAGCTTGTTTTTTTTCTTGAGCTATTTTTTTCAACTCTGGATTGTTTACTATTTCTATTTCTGCACCTGCAATTTCTTCTGGAGTTCCTTTGTTGAGTAGAGTTTGAACTTGTTTTAAGGTTGCATTTCTTTTATTTAATTTGTACCTGGGCGATTTTAACAATCCAAGGCCCACAGTAAAAGGTGCTGTCGTTGAACCAGACACTCCTTCAAAACCTATTTCTGCTACATCTAAATCTTGATCTGCCACAACTCTAGCAACAGCTTCACCAGTAGCACCACCCACTCCTTCAACAGCTGTACCCGCTAGACCAGCTAAGGTTTTTGTGGTTTTAGTTGCAGCTTTTCTTGTTATATTTGAAGCCAACCCACCTGTGAAAGCGTCAATAGCTGCGATTGAAATACCTCTGCCCAAAGCTCTGTTTTGTATTCTATCTAATGCGTCTTGATCTTCAAGAATAGTTCTTATGTTTTTTTCATTAAATGCTAAATCTTTTTTTTGCAATTCTTCTTTTAAAAATTCAGTGTAAGCTAAACCTGTTTCTAACATACCTGACATACCCGCTATTGCTCCAGATATAGCTCCTGTGCCAGCACCTACAGTGCTAGCTATTAAGCTCCCAAAAGGCCCGCCAATAGCTCCTCCTGCTGCACCTATTCCGCCGCCAGCAAGTGCACCAGTCCCCGCCCCTACAGCTCCCGCTTTAATTGAATCAGGGTTTATCATAGCTCGTACAGAACTTGTAAATATTTGTGGTATGACGGAGAGGTTATTTATAACACCAGCCAGAAAACCATACACGCCTTTCCCTTCTTTTTCATAAATTTCACTAAAGTTTTGCATTTCTTCAGAAGGCCCCTGCATTTCCATTTTGTTAACGGCTTCAACATACTCTTGTAGTGTGGCTGCATCTACATCTGCACCTGCACGAAAAACATCCATAGCTTCCCCCACCGTTGCTCCTTGTGCCTCACCTTGATTATAAGCTCTATACAAATCTCCAAAAAAATCCGTGACTTCATTTTTACCTAATGTACGTTCAATGTAGGTGTCTTTTTCTTCAACTTTATTTTGTCGAGGTCTCCTGTTTTGTGTGCCAGGCTGAAAGTCTTGCATCAAACCAGTGTCTGCGGTTTCCACAGCATCATTAAATACAAAATTATCGAAGCTACCTACATCGTAACCTTCATCAGCAAAAAAGTTATATAGATTTTCCCTGTTTGGACTGTTAGGGCTCAGTGCCGCTTTGAAAGATTCTAAAGTGTTTACATCATAGCCTTCTCCAACGAAAAATTCATATAGACTTTGTATTTGTTGCTCATCCATATCACTTATTCTCGCTTATAGGAGTTTTCTTCCCTTTAGATACCGAACCTTGGTTGTATTCGTCAGCTAATGCGCTTAATAAATTATTCATAAATTCTCTTAATCGATCCTCATAAGAACCACCTTCATCATCTTTACCCATACTTATCCTAACAGAACCGTTTGGATTTACTCTTATAGCTCCATCAGATTGAAATTTTGTTTCTAAAAGTTTTGCAATTTGTGGATTTAGTGAGACATTGAAAGTATAATTATCTGCAGCACTCACCGTTGCGTTTTTCAAACGATCATCAGTTTTATCATAAGGGTTGATTAAACCCCGGAGCAAGTCTTGGAATTGGTCAACACCCTCGCTATCTAATTTAGTATTCCATGGCGTTATATTTGGAACACCTCTTTGCTCACTTTTCTTTGCTATAGTTACTATCTGAGCGTCTATAGGAATACCTTGGTCGAAACCTTGGGCAGTAAAGGCATCGGTTGTTGAAACCGCGTCCAGTTTTAAACGCTCTCCTATTTGATTCTTATCTGTTCTTCCGTAAAACTTTCCTCCACCCTGCACATACATATCTCTTGCCCTATTTGCTTCAGATATACTTATTTTCTCACCCTCAGGCACAACTGCAGTCATCAGTGAGATAGCTGTTTCTTCTAAATTATTCTGTAATACGCCTTCACTATCTTTTGTTTTTATATACTCAACTAGTTCATCGGTTCCATCTTTGTACTGAATTACAAAACCTTTATCAGGATCCTCATATATATTGGTTATATCTTTATTTAAAACTTTAATCTGACTTATATTAGTTGTTGCCGCATCACCACCAGTTACTATTTCGTAAGCGAATTTATACCGATCTGTCAAATCCTCATCTCGACCTCTTTGTGTAGGAGTTCTTTTATCTTTATTTCTCTCTTTTGCAATATCTGCTTTTTCTTTTTTAGATAATACATCAGGCTCAACTTTTCTATCTAAACTAGATCTTAGTTTTTTCTCTACAAAATCTATAGCTTCTTGCCTTTGTTCTTCTGTTATTTGAAGCTGTCCCTTTTCATTGTAAAATATTAGCTTACCCTCGTTCATTTTCTTTTTAGACTCTTCTAATAAGTTCCCGTCACTATCAACCAACTGGTCAAAAGATAATTTATATCCATTTTTACCTACAGCCATGTGATCCGCAAGGATACTTGCAGCTGAAGGATCAATGTTTGTTCCAACTATTGCTTCAGCATATTCTCTTAATGACGCTGTTAATTCATCATTATATAACTGAACAACCTCTGGATCGAGGTTGCCGGAGGCGATGTCAGCTATACTAACCTGTATTTTTTCATTGTTTGAAGTGGTAACACTAATTGTGCCTAAAGAATCTACTACTTTATTTACCTCTCCATCTAAATCATAGTTTTCAATGTTAGCGTTAGACATTTTCACAAGTTTAGAAGCGTCTATAAAATCTCCCGTTCGTGTGGAAGCTACCAATCTATCCCCATCGGGAACTAGTTTCGATACATTTACCTGTCCTGTATTTGGATCTATAAACGTGCCGTGGTCTTTAAAATTACTGTAAGCCTCCATGTGTCCTTTTAAATCAGCTAACAAGACACTAGACTTTCCAGTTCTTATATCCTCCATAGCCTTATCGTAATTAGCGTTGAAATTTTTAGCCGCTGTAAACATTAAGTCTGTACCCTGTTGCAGGTTTGCTCTTCTATTGTAGTATTCTCTTTCAGATATTTCACGGTTTTTTAAAGCTCGTAAATCACTAAGAGCCTGGTTTTGTGCTTGCTCAGAATATTCAGATATAAATCTGTTGGCTTCTGCGTATTCCCCTTGAGGCTGGTTTATAAGCTGCTCTGCTCTTTCTTTATCTTGTTTTAAAATATCTGCTTTTCGTGCTTGTCTTTCCGCTTCTCCTTGTTTGATAGAGTCAGCCATTTCTCTACCAATAGCACCCCAATTTAAACTACCTCTTTGCCGTCTAACGTATCCGTAACTCATGCCACTGCTGTATTTCCTTGTATACCCGCAAATTCAAATGGATTTAAGGGCTTAAATATTTCTGGTTGTTGGATAATTTGGGGTTGTGTTATTGGATTTAAATCTGGGGTGCCAAAATTAGGATTTGAAGGTGTTAGGATTTGTGCTTGTAGTGCGCTTTCATTAAAAGTTACATTTGGATCTACCTTAGATTGAGTAACACCTTGAGGTCTATCAAAAGGATTTTGACTTGAAACAAGTTGCTTGCCAAAATCAGATAGAACGCCAAAAGCTTCTGTTTGAAGCTGAGTTGCTTGATCATCTAAATCAGCTGCTTTCGCTTGCTCGCCAGCAGATAAACCTAACTCCATACCCGTTAGATTTTCCTGGACTCTTCGTGCACCTTCTCTTTCTTTTAAGTCAGCTCGAAACAAAGCGAGTTCTTTTCCAGCTCTTAACCTGTCTCCCAACTGAATACCCGTTGCACCTGCTCTACTGCCTGCTGCAGCTGCACCTCTTTGATTACCTTCTTGCGCCCCTTGTAAAGTTTGTGCTATATTAGATAAAATAGTATCTCTTTGTTGCTCAAAAGCTTCTTTAGGAATACTAAGCCCCGCAAATTTATTTTCTGAAGCTATTTGTTGAGCTCTTGCAAAAGCTTGTTCTGCTTTATTAGCGGCATCTCTAGCTTCTCTTTTTCTTTTTCCTGCGGATATGAATCCTGCTGTTGCGGATCCAACACTTACAGCTGCTCCTGCTACAGCTGCTACTGTTGCCGCCTTAGCTGCCGCCGCTGTACCTACTATTGCTGTTGTTGTTGCTACTGCCATATTATAATGCTTTTATCATTTCAGTATTGTATTTGTCTCCTTCAGTATAACCTAATTCTTTATATATTTTTTTTAAAGGTTCATGATTTATAAGGGCGTAACAGAATTTAGCTTTACTGTTATG